GCACGGCGGAGAGGATGAAATCTCTATCCCCGGCGCTGCGCTGCAGCGGATCATTGACGACGCGCTGACGCCAGACTGTGGCGACCTGATCAGCCAGTTGCGGATGCAGAACGAGGCGCTGGAAGAGCACAACGCTAATCAAGCTCGCGAAATAGACAATCTGAAGTTCGAGATTCGCGAACTGCGCGAGCGTCTTGCTGGAAGGGTTTACGAATGAGCGAATATCACAGCTTTATCCGTGGTAAACATACCGCCGTCAGCAAATCAGGATTTGAGCCACGCAACCTGAGCGACGGCCTTTTCGACTACCAGAAGCACTGCGTTGAATTTGCCGTTCGCGCAGGCCGGTCTGCGATGTTTCTCGATACTGGACTAGGCAAAACATTCTGCCAGCTCGAATTTGCGCGCGAAGTCGTAGAGCACACCAATCAGCCGGTGCTTGTTTTGACCCCGCTGGCAGTGGCCGCGCAGACAGCACGCGAAGCCGCCAAATTTGGCATCGATGCAAAAGTGATTCGTGACGATGCGGACGTGTTCAACGGCGTCAACATCATCAACTATGACCGGATCGATAAGCTGGACGTGTCGCAATTCTCCGGCGTGATTCTGGACGAATCATCGATCCTTAAAAACTTCAGCGGACGCACGCGCAATCATCTGGTCAATGCGTTTCGCGATACGCCGTATCGGCTGGCATGCACCGCTACGCCAAGCCCTAACGATCATACCGAGCTGGGCAACCATAGCGAGTTTCTCAGCGTGCTGAATCACTCGGATATGCTGCCGCGATGGTTCATCAACGACACCATGAACACTGGCGACTGGCGGCTAAAAGGCCATGCGGTTAAACCGTTCTGGGATTGGGTGGCAAGCTGGGCGCGTTGCGTTTCGCAACCGTCTGACTTGGGGTTTTCTGACTTCGGCCATGTGCTGCCGGATCTGAATATCGAACGCCATGTGATCGACTTCGAGAGCCAGGCGGAATCACAAGGCCAGCTATTCGCATCGCCTGAACTGTCGGCAACTGGCATTCACGCACTGAAGCGCGAATCAGTCGAACACCGCGCTGCCAAGGTTGCCGAGATGGTCAACGGATCAACCGAACCATGGCTGATCTGGTGCGATACCGATATCGAAGCCGATCACCTGGCGCGATTGATTCCTGATGCCGTTGAGGTTCGCGGATCGGACAAGATCGAGCACAAAGAAGAGTCGCTGTTTGGTTTTGCTGATGGAACCATTCGCGTGCTTATCACCAAGCCATCTATTGCTGGATTCGGAATGAACTGGCAGCACTGCAACAACATGGCATTCGTCGGGCTGACGTATTCGTATGAGTCGTTTTATCAGTCGGTGCGACGCTGCTGGCGATTCGGCCAGACCAAGCCAGTCAACGCGCATCTTGTGATGACTCACGCAGAGGCAGCAATCTGGCGCAACGTATCGAGCAAGGCCAGCAACCACGATGCAATGAAGCGCGAAATGCGCGAGGCCATGCAACGCAACGCTGGTATTCACGTTGAGCAACGACTGGCATATCAACCACAACGAGCGGCGAACCTGCCGCGATGGTTACGGAGTGCATAAATGAACGTACTAGACCAACATCACGGCAACAGCTTCAGCGTCTACAACGGAGATTGCGTCGAATTTGCAGCCGGTCTACCAGATAACAGCATCGACTTCACCATCTACAGCCCGCCGTTCTCGAATCTGTTTGTCTACAGCGACAGCGAGCGCGACATGGGCAACGCAGCAGATGACGCGGAATTTTTCGAGCACTACAAATACCTGTTGCGTGATTTGTACCGGGCAACACGTCCAGGGCGCAACTCAGCGGTGCATTGCTCTGATTTGCCGCTGACAAAGTGGAAAGATGGCCGCATCGGCATCAAGGACTTGTCGGGGATGATTATCCGTGCGCACGAAGAATGCGGATGGACACTGCATAGCCGTATCACCATCTGGAAATGCCCAGTTGTTGAAATGACCCGCACCAAGGCTCATGGACTGCTTTACAAGACGCTATGCAAAGATTCCAGCCGCAGCCGCGCTGGCATGCCGGATTATCTGCTGATCTTCCGCAAAGAAGGCGAAAACGACAGACCAATCAGCCACAATCCAGACGACTTTCCCATCGATCTCTGGCAGAAGTGGGCAAGCCCGGTGTGGATGGACATCAACCAGACTGACACGCTCAACGTCAAGGCTGCACGCGAAAGCAAGGACGAAAAGCACATCTGCCCGCTGCAACTGGATCTGATCGAGCGCGCGCTGATCATGTGGAGCGCTCCAGGCGATACGGTTTACAGCCCGTTTACCGGTATAGGAAGCGAAGGCGTGCAATCAATCAAGCTTGGCCGGAAGTTTATCGGAACCGAGCTAAAGCCCGCGTATTACCGGCAAGCCGTCGAATACCTGACGGCAGCGGATAACGCACCGATTGACTTGTTTGCGGTCTGATGGCCGCTTTTTTATGGGTGCCATATGGCCAAATCCAAATCGCCGCGCAAGAAATACACGCCGAAGCCAATCAGCAAAGACCACGCGAACAAGATCATTTACAGCACGATCTTCCGCGCCAGCACACAGTCAATCAGCCAAGAGCAAGTCATGGCCCTGATCATGCCGTTCCGCGCTCAGATAGACGTACTCAGGCTGTCAAGGCTTGACCTGAGCGGCTGGACAAACCTGAACGAAATGAACCTATTCTCGTTCGAGCTGGCCAGCCGGCTATTTCACGCCACCAGCAACGAAGAGGCCCGCCGCCAGATCGCGCCAAGCCAGAAGACGTTTGAAGCTGCGGCGGAAGGTCTTTACCAGATCGGCATGCGCTACCGGAAAAGCAATCGATTCGTCGCGTTTGGTGACGATCTGAAAGCGCTGATGGAGTCGGCAAACTGGCTGGAAGAGCTGTTGCAAATTGCGCCAGAGGGTATGGCTTTGGATGCCCTGATGAAGGCTGAAAAGGACGTGCAGGATTTCTGGCGACGTGGGGAGCAAGCCGCATGATCACAGCCGACGAACTGCTGGCCTCACCAGTCGATCTGCTCACTCACCTGAGCAAACTGAATCCAGCGTCAGCAATCATGGACGAACGGCTGCGAGCCGAACGGGCCGAAGAGATGGCGATCCTGAAGCGTATCGCCGACATGCCGGCCGGAACGCATGTGGTGATGAAGAATATTGGCGAGAACAAGGCCGCGAGGGCGGCAAAACGCCGGGCGCGGGAGGCTGGGCTGATCAAGAGAACGCAGGCCGGAATGTCGCAAGTGTGGCGCAGAACATCGAAGGAGTGGCGGGAATGAACGCAGAGCAGAAACAACGGGCGATAGCATCGCTTACAAAATTTTGGGCCGCCGATAGCAACAAAGCCGTGCTATCCACGGGCTATGAAATGGCCGGGGTGCTGCAAGAGCTGATCGACGCACCGGAGCGCGACCCGGAATTGGTGCGGGATGCGGAGCGGTATCGGTGGCTGCGGACTTACAACACAGCAAAACACCCATCTGTAACAGAGGCGTTTTTCCTGGGTGATGAAAACCTAGACGCGGAGATCGACGCAGCCATCGCGGCAGAGAAGGCGCCACATGACCATCGACACACAACGACTGCGCGAGCTGGCAATGAATCAGTTATTGGAGGCCTTGAAATGACCACAGCACCGAAAAACGCCCGCTACTGGCAACGCCGCGCGCTAAGAGCCGAGGCGGAACTGAATTTACTGCGCCAGCGCCTCGGGCGCGATCTGGACGTGTATCGGGATCATGTATCGGAGCTGATTGATCTGCGGTTCAGGGTTCGCGAAGCAATCGACACGCTGAAAGGAATTGAACAATGACCGCACCCCGCATCACCATGCCAGATGGCAAGCCAGAATTCGGCACCGTCTTTTTCGTCTACCGCGCAAAGATGCACACCGGCAGCAGCATGCACACCGCTGGCGCCATCACGGCGGAACAGCACCGGGCGATTGCGGCGATCCTGCAGGGGAAGCCGGCGATATACGACGGAGAGGCCGGCAAATGACCCAGCTCGCATTATTCGACCAGTCGACCGCTGCTGCTAGCGCAGACCTACACGTCGC